CTCACCAATGCGGATTCCGGCGCTCCCGATTGGGTGGCCGGTCGCGCCTACGAGGTCGGCAATGTCGTCACCAGCGCCTCGGCGGTTTACATTTGCCGGGTCGCCAACACGACCAAGGAACCCGGCGTCACTTCCGGGTGGACAACCGATTGGGATGTGTGGCTCGGCAGCGCGATCACGCTGGAATACATCCGCAAGACAACCGATGTCACCCTCTTCGACTCGCTGTTCATCGACCTCCTCACGGCAAACCTCGCCGCAAAGCTCGCCGTTCCGCTGACCGGCGATGCCAACAAGGCCGCGCTCCTCTCCAAAGAGGTCGAGGTCTTGGGCAAAAATCCCGCGATGCGCCGGGACAGCACCGAGCGCAAGGGGAAAATCAAACCGGCTTGGACATCGAGCAAGCTCGTTTCCTCACGCTCCGGCGGCGACGGGATCGACCAAGCGAAAGCTACCGCAGGCGGGCCGGGTGGGGGAGTCAGTTATCCCTCGCTGCTCGTTACCGTGGGATCGGTCACCAACCTCCCGACCGGCGCAACCCCGACCGTTTCCAACACCGGCACCGGCAATACCGCCGTTCTCAATTTCGGCCTGCCCCAAGGCCCAGCCGGAACGGTCAATGTCGGCACGACCACCACCGGAGCCGAAGGAACCAACGCCTCGGTCGCCGCCACCGGAACCCCGGAGAACCGGGTTCTTTCATTCACCATCCCTCGCGGAAACAAGGGCGATGCCGCCACCGTGGCCGTGGGATCGGTTTCAACCGGCAACCCCGGAACCAATGCCTCGGTCACCAATGCCGGAACCACCGCTGCCGCCGTTCTGAATTTTGCAATCCCTCGCGGCGATGTAGGCGCGACCGGCCCCGCCAATTCTCTTTCCATTGGCACCGTCACCGCAGGCCCAACGGCAGCGGCTACCATCACCGGCACGGCTCCAAACCAGACCCTCAACCTCACCCTCCAGCAGTCCGCCCTTCTTTCCAGCGCCAAGACCCGCCTCACGGGCAATGGCACACTCAAAACTTTCACGGTCACCGGCCTCAAATCCTCCGATCCCAATCATGTCATTGTCGCCATCAACGGCGTCGTGCAGGAACCGACAACCGACTACACGGTAAGCCAAGGCGCTGGCACCATCACCTTCGCCACGGCGATCCCCAACAACGCCAAAATCGTCGTGGTCGCGCTCGGCCTTTACCTACGGACTGCTTCTAAATACCGACATCCCCACCAGCGGATCGCCCGCCGCCGTGGCCAAATGGTCGATCACCCGCTCGGCTCTCACCGCCAACGGAACCATCACATCCACCGCGCAGGCGACCAATGTCGCGTGGACTAACCGGGAGACCGCCACCTACGCATGACGACGATCACCGAGACAAATATCACGCAGCAGCTCGATCTCTCGGCATTCCAGATCGTTCTGCCCGAAGAGACGATCCAAATCGTCGAATATCCCACCGCCGCAGATTTTCCAGCCGTTGGCAAAGTGGCGCGTTTGTATATCTCGCTGGATTCGGGGCTTCCGTATCGTTGGAACGGAACCGCCTACACCCCCGCCGCCGATCTCCCCGTCACCTATTCCGACACCCCACCCGCTCACCCTTACCAAGGCCAGCGGTGGACCACCCCTTTTGACCTCATCACCTACGAATGGTTCGCAGGCGCGTGGGTCGAAAAACCCAACAACCACTAAACACCACCTAATATCATGGCAGCTATCTCATTCCCGTCCTCACCGACTAACAACCAAGTCCACACCGTTGGCAGCCGCAGCTGGCAATACAACGGAACCGCATGGAAACTCGTCGCACGCACAACCGATGCAGTCGTCGAGGGTTCCAGTAACCTCTACTACACCAACGCCCGCGTCGCCGCCGCCCCAGCCGTCACCGGCTTGGAAAGCCGCGCAACCGCGATTGAATCGGACATCACCGCTATCGAGTCGGCAGCTTCGACGCTTGCCGGTCGTGTGACCACGGCAGAAGGCGGTCTTTCTTCCGAAATCACCCGAGCCACCGCAGCCGAAGCCGCCCTCGGAACTCGCATTGACAATGTTCTTTCCAATGTGGACGGTGCCGCGCTCGACTCACTTACCGAGGTTGTCAGCGCCTTCCAATCCGCCGACAGCAACCTCAATGGCGCAATCACCAACCTCGCCTCCAGCGCCTCCAGCGCCCTTGCGACAGAGACCTCGGCGCGTCAATCCGCCGACTCGGCTTTAAGCGGTCGTTTGGACACAGCCGAATCGGACATCAATGCGATTGAGTCCGCCGCGACAACTCTTGCTGGCAGAGTGACTACTGCCGAGGGTTCCCTCAGCAGCCACACCGCCGCGACCAACAACCCCCACAGCGTCACCAAAGCCCAAGTCGGCCTCGGCAACGCAGACAACACCTCGGACGCCAACAAACCCGTTTCGAGCGCCACCCAATCCGCCCTCGACGCCAAGCAGATCAAAGATGTCGTGAGCGCCACCGCGCCTTCGCACACCGAAGGACTGCGCTGGGTCGATAGCAACGACATGACCGAATACCTCTCCTACAACGGAGCCTGGGTCGAACTCGACAAGCAATAACATCCCCAACACATGGCCGCCCCCGCGTTTCCATCCTCGCCGTCGATTGACGACATTTTCACCTCCGGCGCCCGGTCGTGGAAATGGAACGGATCGCGCTGGGCGGTCATCCCCGTTCTGGTTCCTCCCTCCCGCCTCTCCGGCGCGGGGGCGGAAACCGGAGACATCCTCGTCTATGACGGATCAGCATGGCAGGCCGTCCCGCTCACCGAGGGCGGCTCCACCATCGCCCGCGCCGCATGGGCATCCCCCTACCATTATTACGGAATCGCCCCCAGCGGAACCGCCGAATCCTCCACCGGCTGGACGATCCACCGCACCACCACCGATTCCGATGGAGTCGTCACCGCCTCCGCCACAGCCACCGGCGCATGGTCAAATCGCGCCTCACTTTCCTACTAACCAAAAACCAAAAACCATGAACGCTACCAACCCAATCGAAATCAACGGAAAATCCTACGACAAATTCTCGCTCAACTTGGCCATATCGGGCCGGTATCTGGGCGATGGCTCCAGTGACGCAAATGTAGCGATGCGTCTGGTTCCGACATCGGTAAACATCGAGACCGGCGAGGTCATCACCGCCGACGAGGCCGCAATCGGCATCGTCCTCGGATCGCTGGCAGGTGCGGACGCCGCTACCCAGCAAGCCGTCGGCGCGATCCAATCCGCACTCCAATCCTACATCACCGCGAAAGGACTCTAATCATGGCCAACCGCTTCGCCGTTGCCTCTGGCAACTTCAACGACACCGCCACATGGTCAGCGACCGCAGCCGGTTCACCCGGCGCATCCGTTCCCGTCGCTGGCGACAATGCCAGCGCCAACAACCGCACGGTGACAATCACCGCCAATGCGACTTGTGACAACATCACCAACGGCACTACCTATGGTGGAACTGCCGGTGGGAGTTTTGTGCTTCAAAACGGAGTAACGCTTGCGGCAACAACAATTTTGGGAACCTCCTCCGTATCAGTTGTTCAATTCTCCCAAGCGTCACCGGCAAGCGCCACGCTTACCATTAGCGAAACAATTCCTGGTGGAACAGTTGCAGTTGTTACTAATTCAAATACAGGCACGCTGAATATAAACGCTTCTATTTTTAGAAATAACGCGAGCGGGTCCTCTGCTGTTGGAATATTAAATTCCGGCGCAGGCATTGTAAATTTTACAGGCTTGTTGTCTCAAACCAGCGGGGCAAGCTCGCAGGTGATTAGCAATTCCTCAGTTGGAACAATAAATGTAAACGGAACCAATGTAGGCCGAGCCATAACGAATGGATCGACCGGGACCATTGTATGGAATGGCGAATTAACTGCACTGAATGATATCCCTGCAATAACATCAACCACAGCAGGCAGCACCGTCAGGGCGAGCGGAAATTTTATTTTTTCTGCAAACGGCACGGTGCCAATTTATGCGCAGAGATTCATACTCGGCACCACGCCAACTGCCGCAAAAACTCAATACGCGCTCAACGGAACGGGAACCTATGTGGACATGTTCACCGCCGACAACCCCGGCCTTGCTCCAGCCGTTGGCGATGTCCGCGCAGGAGTCGTGTATGGTTCCGCCACGGGCGCTCTCGAAGTGCCGCCCGCTAATTCGGTGGCTTTCGGTGTCCCCGTCGATAACACCACGGGCACGGCCGTGCTAACCCTCGCCAATGTCCAATCCGCGCTCACCGCGCAGGGACTCACCACCGC